AGCTTCTACCTGCAGCCGGGAGGCTGCTTGCAGAACTCCCACACCTTGCCTTTGTCACTGCATCCTGTGCTGTGATCGAGGATGAGGAATGGTGGGCCAGCGTGCCCGTGGTCATCCACGACGCGACGTTGAGCTTCGTCCCGAAAACTGCAAAGACGAAGAGGATCGTCTTTCCTGAACCCGTTCTAAATGGGCTCGGGCAGATGGCCCTCGGCGACGTAATTAGCCGCCGTCTCGCCGCAGTAGGCGTCGACATCCGCGACCAGACGAGGAATCAATCCCTCGCGCGGAGAGGTTCGATTTCCGGGGATTTAGCAACCCTGGACCTCCAGTCCGCTTCTGATACCGTCTCTAAACGGATCGTTGCGAACCTTCTCCCTCTGGATTGGTGGAACGCTCTCAAGATGTTGCGGACAGGTCATGTCCAGCACCGCGGGGAGCGCTTTACCCTGGAGAAGTTCTCTGGTATGGGCAATGGTTACACCTTTGCCCTCGAGACTCTGATTTTTTGGAGTCTTGCCCGCGCTGTGTGCAGCGACCCCCATGAGGAGGTATCTGTGTACGGGGACGACATAATCGTGCCGTCTGCGCGTTACGAAGAGCTATCGCACGTCCTCCGGGTGTGCGGGTTCCTCGTAAATCAGAGTAAGTCGTTCCACAAAGGGCCCTTTCGGGAGTCCTGTGGGCGTGACTGGTTTCATGGAATCGATGTGAGGCCGTATTACCAGAAGGATCTGGTGTCGCCTCGCAGCCTGTTCGTGCTGCACAACTTCTACGTGCGGCATGGCGATGTGGAACGGGCCTTGAAGGTTAAATCCTTCTTGGATCCGTGTTTCCACATTTACGGTCCTGACGGGTTCGGTGATGGGCATCTCCTCGGAGACACCTGGATCCCAATCAAGAAGGCCGGCCACTCCACTCGTGGGTGGGCAGGCTATACCTTTAAGACACTGAAGGAGACGGGCCCTCGCGATGAGCGGGATCCCGATCCCAGTGAGTACCTCCTTCCGCTTTATACCGCTTATCGGCGGTCGAGTGAACCTTCGGGTTTAGAAGGCAGTATTCTTGGTGTGAACCAAGATCCTCTGGCTGTTCCGCTCCTGTGTTTCAAGGCGCGGTTCCGCCGTGGTCATGGGGCCTTAAGTGCTCCGACCGCGATGCCCGAGAGAGCAGACGGGGCGAAAGCTCCTAGCTATCCGGGTGTTGATGGATACAAGAAGGTATCGATCTACACTTTGACAGT